TCTAATGTGTCAGCAGACTCGGAAATCGAGAAACTGCGAATCTCGCCAATGGTGTTTGCACCAACTTTGAGTGTACCTTCTGAACCAGTATGAGTAGCCATAATTAAGCCCCTTTCAAGTTTTACAATTTTGCCACATTAAGCAGCAGATTCAACATCATTTTCTCTTGTCGAGTAAGTTACCTCAACAGTGAAACGCCCAACACCCACCACTTGTTCTCCATCCCCTGAATAATCAGATTCAAAAGCGACTGTGTTGATGTCCTTTGCCTTGCCACCAAGCGTGATATTCTGATAGAGGGCTTCCTCTACCTCAACCGCAATGGTGTCAATCGTATTGTCAAAATTAGTGTTTGCCATGACATAACACTCAACCATGATCTCCAAAACTCTCAACTGAGTTCTGGGTCTGGTCATTGTTTCATTTGTCGATGTCTCGGACTTTGTATAAACAATTAGTGCTGGCAGTTTGCCAGACTCAAATGGATAAACCCGAGACTTGAAAACCCGAGTGCCAGTCGTTGTCAGACCCGTCAAGGCAGTGACCACCGCATCCCTGATCTGTTGTCTTACATGGCTCATTGTTTCTCCAGCACAATCATTGTCATGCCAGTCCCATCATCCTGAACAATTCTGGACTTATAACTAACTCTGGCAATCAGGAAAGCATCGCCTTCAGTGCAGGACTCCACATCCGAGGTGCGAACCATGAGTCTGGGTTGCTGAATAGCAAAGCCAACATCGCCACCAGTCTCGACATCGATGAACTGGTTGTCAAAGATTCCTCGAATAGTCTTTGGGACTCCATTCTGGATTGTGTATTTCACATCAATCCCAAAGTCTTTCAAGTACATCAAGCGATCAGCAGCAGACTCAAACATTCTTTTTTGGCCTTCCACGCTTGATCGGTTTTGTCTCATCGGACAGACCAATCGAGCGATCAACTAATTCTTGAGAGACATAAGGAACACAACGACCATTCTTGACCAAATCATTAGCCTCTTGATCTGGCAAATTTAAGACTTGCCCAATTCTGGCATTTCCAGTGCTTGTCATTGTGTTTCGTATGAATTCGAGTTTCATATTAAAAGCCCCGAGAGGTTTCCCCCTCGGAGCATTTTAGACATTAGGCAATGTCTGCATCGCCATAGCAGAAGGAAACCGCATTGCGAACTGCAATGTCAGTGTCCTGCAAGGCAACCACGCGAACAGTGCCGCTTGTGGAGTTGCTGTAAGGATCGACCATCAAATCCAAACCAGAGAAGAAACCAATCAACAGATCAGCAAAGTTGCCAAAGAACACATCACCAGCAGTCACTTGTGCTGAGGTTTCTGTGCGATAGCCGTTTACTGTGTTGCCAGATTCCCAAACAAACTGACCAGCAGAGGTTGATGACTTCTCAGTTGTCTTCAATGCACCGCGTTGAGCAGGGTTGAACAAATAGGTCATCGTGCCAATGTCAGCATTGTCAATGGCCAACTCAGACTCCATCGCCACCAACTCAGCAAAAGTTGGGTTTGTGGCTGCAAAGTCTTTGGTGTTGATGCCAGATTGCAACTTGATGCCTGTGGGCTGGTTGTTTGCACCAGTGCCGTAAAGGGCAGCAGTGTCAATCGCCAAAGCAATCACAGTGGCCAAGTCTCTGCGAACCATGCTCTCGATGTCAATCGATGACTGGATCATCAACTTGCGTGAGAAGTCAGTGTAAGCACCCACAGTTTTGGGAGACATTGTGACTTGAGCCAGAGTTTGTTGGCTCTCAGTAGGTGCGCCAGACTCAGCAACCCAATAAGCAGTGGCTGCGCCAGATTGCTTAGGAATTGCAACATTGCCTGTCAAACCATTGAGAACTGTAGCACCAGCACGTTGAACAACTGAACGATTGCGGAGCATCTCGATGAAAGATGCAGCCAAAAGATCGGTTGCCACAGTGAAGCCACCAGCAGAGTTTGTTCCAACATTCAAGTCACGCTTTGCATGAACCACCTCGTTTGGCACAAAGAAGCCTTGAGCAGAGCGACCATAAGTCTTTTGCGCTGCCTCAGACACTTCACGCTCAAATGCAGCGTTAGCCCATGCGCGTTTGTCTTGGGGATTAGCCAAAGCATTGATTGCGCGAACAAATGAGAATTGACGCACTTCCTTGGGTGTCAAACCGACTTCGGCTTGGATAGGAGCGTCATAAGCGCGACTTTCAGTCGCCACAGTTGCAGAGTTTTCCATTTTTCTTTCCTTTGGGGTTTCGGTTTTAGCAATTTGTGCTTCAACCAAAGTTTCGGTAATTTGTGATGTTTCCACCACCGCTTCAGAGGTTGTTTCAGTTTCCATGCTTCGACCCACACCGACTGACACATCGGCTGGAATTGAAACAATAGACACTTCAACGGGTCGCCAATTTGTTGCTCGATAAGTGCGACCATCGTTCTCTTTTACCATCTTGGCAATTGAGTATCCAATGGAAACATTACCGCGAATCAAATCCGCGACATCTCCGTAAACCTCTGAAGCCAGTGCGCTCTTACCGAAACGCACTGTCGCTCGCAACTTGCGAGCCGAGCCATCGAGACTTACAGATTCGATTACACCAATTTGACGCTCAGGATCGTGATCCATAAGCAATGGTGCGCGACCAGAGTTCAGAAAACTCAAGTCGATTGATTGGGGATTGTGGTCGAGGACTTCCTCGCCATAAGAGCGACCGACTGGCATCTCAGAGGAAATCGACATCGAGACTCTGCGATCATCAACGCTTTCCACTCGGGCTTCCATAGCGTCAGCGCGAGTCACTCGCTCACCAGCCTTGCGATCATCAGCAACATCAACGGCCATTTCCATTGGTTGCTCAACTGGTGCGTCTTCTGCGCTTGACTCTAGGTCGATTTGTGCAGCAGTGGCCATTTGCTCAGTTTGTGCCTCGATGATTTCAGCAACATCCTCAGTGTCAACGTGAATTGAAACACTGACCATTGCTCTTTCTTCGTCACTCATAATTTTCCTTTCGGATGCTTCTTCAAACAGTATTGGCTCAAAGTCATGTGATTTTAACCACGCTTTTGATTCTTGAGTAGTGAAGCGAGTTTTGTCAAACCGAATCGCTTGGAGTTCAGAGACTCCATCTTTGATCCCATAAATGAAATCAATTCCTTCACCGCCTTCATTATTTTTTCGCGCAAATGAGTCATATTGTTCAGGGTCTTTCAGCCTTGCAGCGTGTTCATTCGGAAATGGCACTGGACACCTCAGCCTCAGTTGGAAGTTTGTCACCAAATGGCTCAAAAGCCAATTTCAGACCATAGAAAGCAGCCAACTCTTTCTCAGCGTTAATTGCTGAGAAGGTTTCCTCGACATCCCGACCATATTGATTGGCCACATCTTGCATAGACAAAATGCCGTTTTTCATGCCGATCACAGCCGCATTCATCTCTTTGAGTGGATCAACCCACTGGAAGCCTCTCGCCCTGAATATGGCCGCGTCTGCAAACTTGTCAAACCGAGTTGATGGGATGTTAATCACACCATTCTCCATGACCGACATTAAGAACTCTCGGAAAACTGGCTCGACAAAGTGCTGAATGAGAATGTCCTGAACCATTTTCCACTGGTCACGATCCTCAAGAGTGCCTTGCCTAATCGATGAATATGAGACACCTTCCAGATTGTTGGCCAAGGATGTGTAACTCACGCCCAGACCTGAAGCGATACCGCGCAGAACCGCTTTCTCAAACTCAGCAAATGCCCCTGTCGGATGGGTCGGATCAAACTGCTGAAAGTTCACACCCTCTGGCAATTGGTGGAAAGTCCCAGGATCGGCTTGCATGATTGGCACGTTGTCAATCTTGTCGTCAGCCGTAAACCCATCACCCTGTGGAGAGGTGAAAAAGCCCATCTTAGATGCACCAACCCGAGCCGCCACCAACTCTGCTTCTCGATAGCCGTTAAGCATTTTGAGGCTGGTTAGAACTGGCGCCATCCAAGGCACACCTCGGGTCTGCTGCGCTCGCTCACCAATGAAACAGTGAATGATCCTATCAGCAGGGACTCGAATCCTTGGCTCAGAGAATGTCTGGCTGTATGCGTCAAAAGGATGTCGAGTCAGCAAGTGATAAGCAACTGGTCTGCCAAACTGGTCGAGTTCCACACTCATGCGGATTCGATTTCCATTTGGAAGGTTGTCGTTATAGTTCTCGTCCAAATAATCTGGCTCAAGAAACTCAAGGGCAAAATCAAACTTGTTTGGATAACGCACCTTGCGACACAAAACCTCGCCATCACGCACCAGAGACTCGACAAAGAATCTCTGAGCATCAACCCATGAGTATTTGCCATCAACAGTGCAGACACCTAATCTTGACCACTGAGCAAAAGCATTCTCGATCTGATCGTTGCCAATGTTATCCATTGAGCCATTGTCGTTTCTGGCTTTGATCTGGACTGTCACACCTCGCTCACCGACCACATTTGACTTGGCCAGATTGATGAATCGCTTGGCATATTCATTGTTTCGGGTTAAATCCCGAGAGCGATCACGCAAGATTCTCAGGGCTGGCCTAATCTCCTCGTCAGCAGATTTGGAGGATGAAATGAAGTCACTGAATAAGCGTCCAACATTCGCACCCGCATAACTGCGCTTTTTCAGAGGCTTTTTTCTGGAAAAGATGTCTAAAATTCCCATTATCCGAACCTCACTTGCACTGTTGAACCAGTCGGTTTGCCTTTAGCAATATTCTCAGCAATCAATTCTTTTTGACGCTCACGCTTGTAATAATCCCGAGCGTCTGTCAATTCTCTGAATGACATCTTTGAAAGACTGCGACCAGCAATTGAGTAACTTGAAACATCCGAGTCAGCCCGACCAGACAAAATGCTTTCGATCTTGCCAATCATTATTTGAGCATGAGTTCTCAAATCAGCAGAGGTCAGATTCAAGTCAGCATTGATTTCCCAATAACCTTTGTCCACAGTGACCCGAGCCGAGTCAGAGTTGCGCTCGATGTCCGCTTGCCAGACATAACTTCCCTTGATGAAAGCCGCACTCGTTGCGTTGGTTATGGTGGCCAGATAAGCAGTCCCACTGGTTGTCGCAGTGATATTGATCTCATCGTTTCCACCGCCCTGAATTCGGGCTGTATATTTGAGAGTGTAAAGTGATGGAGGGTAATCATCCCCAAGATCGGTGCGTTTCCATTGGAAAAAACTACCAATCACAATGTTTTCTGGCTCAGTCGTTGGAGCGTTGCTTGAGTCGAAAAGGTTAGCCATCGGCCCCCCTAGTTTTACGGAATATAGCGCATTTTAACGCCAACCATTAACAAATGACGATTGTGGCTTTGCTCGACTGGTTGGTTTGGTTGTTTTAACAACCTCAGTCGCCTGTTTCCGCAATTCTGCCCTTTTTGCTAATGATGCCAGATTAACATTCAAAAGGGAAAGTGCTGCCATTGCATACACCCGAACATCGAGTGCTTCGTTTCGAGTCCGAGTCTTCACAAACTCTCGCCTTGCAAAGCCTTTGTGATAGCGAGTTGCAATTTTCTCAGCCGTTAACTGTTTGAAATATTCATCCTCTCGCCCGACAGGGAAGTGGCAATATCCCGCGCCAGCCTCCTGAATCTTGAATCGAGAGAATAAAAGCAGTTTGACAGTATCCACACCCACTGGAAACAACTTAATCTTTCCGATATTGTTCTTTGAAGGCTTGCCAACAATGGGCTTTCCCTCACCGCCAACACCCTTAATCGCAAATATGCGCTTTCCTTCTCTTGGGTGAACATATTTGTAAACTGCCTGAGTATTGTGGCCACCAGAGTCAACGCAAGTCGCTCTGACAATCATTTCCTCGCCAGACTCATGCTCATAAGTCTGAGCCAAGAATTCATCGAGGTCTTTCCAAATATGGGGTGCTGAAGGGTCGCCATAGAAGGTTTTGTAAGCAATAGACCAAGATTCCTCGTCAAGCCCCCACCCGACCACCTCGGCCTCAAGTCGATCATCCTGAACGTCAACTCCCGCAGTCAAAAGCAAAACATCATCTGGAATTGCATCCCATTCCTCAGCCCTGTTTGACAGTGAGTAGTCATCGACTTGCTCACCCTCCTCCTCCCAAGTCTCGCCAAGATAAGTATTGACCCAGACCCTCAGAGTTGCTGGTTGTTTCTTGGCTTCAAGAAAATCCCTCACCCCATCCACAATTGGAGTCCAAGGTGAGTACAAAGCCGACAAATGAAAGCCAGCAACCCCCTTGAATTCTGCTGTTGCAACCCATTTGCCTTGTCTGATCGAGCGAATCCTCTCAGATTCATCCCACTCTGAACCGCAGTGCTGGCAAACATATCGAGCAGTCTCTGGCTTTTCTTTGTCCCACTTGACATTACCCCACTCTAAAAACAGGTCTGCTTTGCAATGCTGACAAGGCACAGAATATTTGCGTTTGTCAGACTCCTCGTAAGCGATCTCAATTCTGCTTGCGCCCTTGTTTGTGGGAGTTGAAACCATAAGAATCTTTCGATTCCAGAATGTTGCAGCCCTTTTCTTGGCCAGTGAGACAGGATCACCTTCTGAGCCAGCCGAGACAGGGTAACGATCAACCTCATCGCATAAAACGACCCTGATTGGTCTAGATGCCAGACTTGATGGGGAATTAGCCCCACAAGCCGTTATATGGCCACCAGCAAACACTTTGTGCAGAGTTGTATTACCTGAGTCCCTTGCCCTTGGGTCTTTTACCAAAGATGAAAGGGCTGGAGTGTCCCGAATCATTGGAGCGAGCCTGTCTTTGCTCCAAGTCTGAGCCATGTCAAGGGTCGGCTGCACCACCAAAATGGGACTTGGGTCTTGCCCAACGTGATACCCAACAATATTATTGAGAATCTCAGTCTTGCCAATCTGACTGGATGACATGATGACCACCTCACGCACCGATGGATCATTCAGAGCGTCCATCATGCCCCTCTGATATTCAGCCCGAGAGGTCGTCCATGTACCCGCCTCAGCCGAGGATTCTGGGGAAAGTCTGCGATAAGTGTCAGCCCACTCGCTCACCTTTAAATCAGGTGGTGGCTTCAGGCTCAGAAACACCTTCTTCAGAATCGTTCCCAAGTTCGGATGACCTGACAGGGTTATTGACATGGACTTCGATGTTTTCAAGTTCATTCAGGGCTTCGTGTATTTGTTCTTTTAACAGGTTTTTAACATCCATCAAAGTCTCAGCCGAGAAAACCTCAGCCGCAGCCTTTGTTGGCAAAGAAAGCAACTTCGCCCTCATGTTAGTGGTCGCTTCTATCCAAGCCGACTCAATATCACCAGCAGGGATTAACTTCTCCTCCATTTGAGCCTTTTCCATTTCCATAATGTCAGCCCTTGCGCGAGTCAATCTCATTCGGTGAGTCGTGTAATCATCCTCTGGCAAATCCTTTTTAAGGTTGCCCATCCTTAAATATTGGATATAAGCCCGAACCACAGGGACAAGTTCATATCTTCCTCGCTGAACTTTTGGAATAGTCCCTTCTTTAGCGAGTTGGTTAATTCGCTGAGGAGTCAGGTCTAACAGTTTGCAGATAGTATCAAGTGGGACTGTTGCTGCCATTTAGTAACTCCGCTTTCTTTCCAGTGAAATCTTCCCATCGTTTGACTATGACATCGCAATATTTTGGGTCTAGTTCCATCAATCTTGCTTTTCTATTACTTTTTTCACAAGCAATCAAAGTTGTTCCAGAACCTCCAAATGGTTCAAATACTATTCCTGATTTTTTTTGTATTAACTCAATTCCTTTTTTTGGTAATTCAACAGGAAAACATGCTTTATGATTTTCTGTTTGCGAATTTGTATTACTAATTGCCCAATGATTACTTACAACTTCTTTTAAACCTAATGAATTTTTATTTGTAGAAAATAAATAAATCGGTTCCCAATCACGCATTAAAGAACCCTTAAAAGGAATTGTTGATGTTTTTTTCCAACAAATTTGCTCAATTAAAAACTCTAATCTATTATTTATTTGAGCAATATATTCAAATCTAGAATTTGCGTTATAACTAACATTCCAAAAAATAAAACCATCAGTAACAATAAAGCATATTTCAAGAACACTTTTTGTAAAATCAATATATGATTGTGATTCTAAATCATCGGAATATCCTTCTGCATATAATTTTTTAGTTTTTTTGCTTGTGAAAATATCTCCATCACCAGCTTTTGTATTTGCATTATATGGTGGTGATGTAAATGTTAAATCAGCTTTTTGCCCATCCATCAACTTATCCACAGCGTCAATGCTTGTGGAATCTCCGCACATAAGTCGGTGATTTCCTAGCTTATAAATGTCGCCTAGTTTAGTAACTGCTTCTTTAGGCACATCAGGAACATCATCCTCGTCAGTTAGTCCATCAACCTCCTCGACCAGCTTGTCAAGAATCCCATTTAACTCATCATCAGAGAATCCAAGCAGGGAAACATCAAAGTCTAACTCTTGCAAATCTTTGATTTCCAACGCCAGTAATTCATCATCCCATCCAGCATTTAGTGCCAGTTTATTGTCAGCAATGACATAAGCCCGCTTTTGAGATTCAGTCAAATGACTTAATCGAATACAGGGTACTTCTTTCATTTGAAGCCTGTTCGCACCCATCAAGCGACCATGACCCGCAATGATTTGATTATCAGCGTCAATCAAAATAGGGTTTGTAAACCCGAACTCCTTGATACTGCTGGCAATTTGTCCAATCTGATCCTCAGAATGAGTGCGAGAATTCCTTGCATAAGGCAATAGTTTTTTGACGCTTATTTGCTCGATTTGCAATTTATTTCCTTAAATGAAAATGTGTGTTTTTTATCTATCGCTAGGCAAAAGTCGTGGCGCGAATTACC